AAGAGAGAAAAAAAAAAAAAAAAAAAAAAAAAAGAAAAAAAAAAAAAAAAAAAAAAAAAAAAAAAAAAAAAAAAAGACGAAAAAAAAAAACAGTCATTAGAACTAAAAGAACTATGAGAAAAAGAAAAGGTAAATCTAAAAAAAGAAAAGGCAAATCTAAAAAAAGAAAAGGCAAATCCAAAAAGCAAAATAAAAAATAAATAATTAATTTAAAAAATTGATAATGTTATTTTTCTATATTAATATAAATAAAAAACAAAAATGGAAAAAAATAACTCTATTAATATTAATTCTTCTGATCTTAATATAATTATTATTAATTATATTCAGAATAAATTTATTGAAGCATCCAATAAAGGTTATTTAAAAAAAGAATTATTAAATGATTTATTTGTTGATTTATCTCTAATTAAAAATGACAAACCTATAAAATCTAATAATTACGATGATGATAATAAAAAAGAAAGTAAAGAATCTAGTAATTTAAAATTACAAGTTGAAGAAAAATCTAATAAAATTAAATATATTAATTATAAAAAATATCCTAAAAAACCATCTGTTTTATTACCTTTTTGTAATGTAATTGTAAAACAATGGTGTTATGGAATTAAAACAAATCATGGATTATTTACACAATGTACCAATAAAAAGGTAAAAGGAAAAGAATATTGTAAAACTTGCATTAAGCAATGTACTAAAAATAAATATAAATTACCAAATGCGGGTGATATTCGTAATAGAAAATATAATGAAACTTATATTTCTCCAAGAAAAAAAAAAGAGAAATTATATTGCGAAATTGTTAAAAAACAAGATATTGATATTAAATTTGCGTTAAAAGAAGCAAAAAAAATGGAATGGATAATTCCTGAAAAACAATTAAAAAATATTAAAAAAATTAAAATCACTTCTATTGTTTCAGATTCTTCGGATGAAGATAATGATGTTATTGATTATAAAATTAAAGAAGCAAGTAAAGAATTTTATAATGAAAAAAAATATGTTAAAAAAAATATCAAAGGTAATGAATATTTACTTGATTTAAATGGAGAATATAATGATACAAAAAATTTATTAATGGATACTGATTTTACACCTATTGGAACTTTTGATTCAATTAATAATAAAGTTAAACCTCTTATGTTTTAATTTCCGCATTGTTTATTATACCCAAACCAAAATATTAACCAAGACCACTTTTTAGAATGGTCTTTTGATTGTTTTAAATAATATTGGTATGAACCTAAACATAATATTGACATTATAGCTACAAAACCAGATGACATAATATTTTGATATAAAACAATTTTATTTACATCAGATTTATTATTTTTATATTTTTTTAATGTTTTTTTTCTATCACTTTCTGAAATCATAAAATTGTTTCTAAATTCACCATAAATAGAACTATTTATGCTTTTTGTGTATATTGTCCCTAAAACTATTAAAATAGAAATCATTAAAAACGAAAATAAATATAATCCTTCATTTTTTGTAGATAATATAAAAACTAAATAAATAACTACTGAATAATATAATGATTTAGTTAAATAATCCATTTTTTCTTCTTCCTTTGATTTTTGATTTTTAAAATTTTCAAAAATTAAAGAATCAAAAGTATACCAATTGAGAATAAATGTAAAAATATAAATAGATAAAAATATCATAACGTGTTTAGTCCAATTATTATTATTAATATATCTTTGTAAATTGCAATTCATAATTTCTGAACATTCACCACTCATCAATACAAAATACAAAAAAAAAGGGCTAAAAATATCTGATTCGTTAACATTTATATATATATATTATATTTTTTTTTAATATTCTGTATAATTAATTCCAACAAAAATAAAGTTATATATTTCTTCTTTTGCTGGGTCTGTTAAATTATAATTTTTATAAATATTTAAAAGTGATTTTATATTTTCAATGTTTTCATATTTAACTAAAGTTAAAATTTGAGTAATATCATCTTTTGAAATTCTACCGTCACCTTTACCTTTTATAAGTTCATTAGCTTTTTCTATAATATTATTATTCATTTTAATAATTTTTCAACATATATGTTTAAGTTATTTTATTAATATCCTGTATTATTATAACTTTGTAAATATTATTGTAAAATTTTTTATTATGCTATATCCAGAATCATTATCTGTTGATGTGATTGTTATATTATAATTCTTTTCATTTTCATTATCAAAATCATTATAAAAATAACTATAATTTGTTATTAGATTATTACTTTCAATTCTAAATCGTGACGTGTTTGATATTGAATATGAATATGTATTATTACCATTAATATCTGGATCATCAGTAAAAAATGTTCCTATTGTTGTTCCCAAAGTAATATTATTAGAAATTGTATTATTTTCTAAAATTAATGTAATATCTGTATAATTTTCATTTATATCATTAATTAAAATATTAATTTGTTTTTCAAATTTTTGATTGTTATTATCTGTAACTTTTATTAAAATATTATAAATATTTTCTTCTTCATAATTGAAAATTTTATTTGTAAAAATTTCATTGTTATTTTTAATGAAAAATAAATTTGTATTTTTAATTATATAATTATATGGAGGAGTACCATCAATTGTATTCAATGTTCCTACTTTTTTTTCTCCTTCTTCATTTTCATTTTCATTTAAACTTTCTAATATTATTGTTATATCTATTGGTAACAATAAATCATTTAAAAATAATTAATTACATTATTAAATGTTATGTCATTTTGTTTAGGCAAACTATGACCTGCTGTATCGCTTATTATTTCATTATAATATTTAAAATAATTTTTAATATCAAGTCCCATATTATAAAAATTATTATCTGATGATGATAAAAAAATTAAAACTCTATTTAATAATAGTACATTTTCATTTATTTTATTCATAATTCCTAAATGCGATGTTGGTAAATATCCATTAAATAAAATTATTTTTTCAAAATTAATATTTAAATATGTTAATAATATTATAATCATTACAACTCCCTGTGAATATCCTAAAATACCATAAAATGGGCCATTATTATTAATAAAATCTGTTATATAGTTAATAGAAATAATTGGATGATTTATATCATTTGTTGGAGTATTTTTATCTGGTGAATCTTCTATCCAATTTCCATTATTTAAAATTGAATCAATAAATATAAACTCATAATCTATGGACAATTTAGAATTTATTATATCATCCATACCTTCTTGATTTTCAAATAATGTTCCATTGCTACCACCCCCATGAAGACATAAAATTTTTTTTTTACTTCCTGATATATAATTATTATGTACACTATTTAAAATAAAATTATTTACAATATTTGTTTTAAAATTTAAAATATTTTTTCCACCCATATAACCGTGATAATAACAATATATACTCATTATTTGAAAATTACTAAATACATTAACAGTTATATTACCCCAATAAAAATTATATTCATTTTTTATTCCATCAATAATCACTGTTTTTGTCAATTTTTTATTTTCATCTCCATAATAATTTAGCTGATTTTTATTTTCATTAATAAATGCTAAAGGATGTTCTTGTGGTATATTATAAAAAGTATATGTTCCTATTCCCAAATCATATAATTCAAAATTATTATATGATAAATTAATATTAGCATTTGAATTTCTAAATATATATTTATTTCCATCGCTTTCAATAACATGAACATTTACGTTGGTATTTAATTTTGTATTAAAATTAAATATAGAATTATTATAACTATTTTCATATTCCAATTCATTTGAATTATTATTAATAATTGAATTTAAAACTGAATTTACATTTTCATTATTACAAATTAAACTGGATGATTCAAAAAATAAAGAATTTTCATTATTAAATGAATTTTGTGTTGGATTTTGCGTTGAATTTTGCGTTGAATTTTGTGTTGAATTTTGCGTTGAATTTTGCGTTGAATTTTGTGTTGAATTTTGTGTTGAATTTTGCGTTGAATTTTGTGTTGAATTTTGTGGATTATCTATATTATTTTGTTCTTGCTGTTTTTCTTCTATAATTTCAAGAAATGTCATTCCTTCATTTCTATAATAATCTTCTAAATTTATTAAATAAATTGTAATTTTTCTATCATTTTTAAAATCAAAAAATTTGTTATTTATTACGTATAAAAATAATTCACTTGTTAAAAAATTATTTAAAATAAAATCTGGAACTTTATTCTCTTCTATTGTATTCTCGTCAAATGGAGGCCATACCCAATTTTCATATAATTCAGGATTTCTATTATAAAAAATATAAATATATTCTAAAAATCCTTTTATAATTAAAAATTTATCACTTAAACTTTTAAATGTAACAAAAACACCATCAATAGATGCATAACCTCTTGAAAGAGTAAATGTTTTTTGAATAGTAACATTTCCTTCAAGTCCAATAATTTCTGTATTTTCATCTGGATTATTAACATCTATAATCGGTGTTCCAAAAATAGATATTTTTTGATTTGCTAAACTTGAAAAATTATTATTTTTAAATTTTTTTTTAAATAAATTTACTTCTCCTTTATAAAGTATAACTTCTTTTGTTTCTTTCATTTAATATAAAAAATCATATTTTTTTATATTTTATATTTTATTATATATATAATGAGTGGTTCAACTAAAAAATCAAAAAGTAGTTCAAGACGTAGTTCAACTAGAAAATCAAAAAGTAGTTCAACAAGAAAATCAAAAAGTAGTTCAACCAGTTCTGGAACAAGAAGAAGAAGAAAAAAATTAAATAGTGTTATTAGAAGAAAAAGAGCACAACAAATATCGAACGAAAGAAGACATGGGATAGATGGAAAAATTAGTGATCCGGAAGAACAAAGAATTCTAAGAGAACTAGTTTTAGAAAATAGTCCTCGTAGGGGTAATTATCATTTAGGAAATAGAGCAAGAGATTACTTAACTCTTCAAGATTTAGAAAGATTAAAACAAACTGGAAAAAGACTTGAACACGTTTTAGATAGAAATAACCCTCTAAATAATAAAGAATATGAAAGACTTTATGATAGGGAACAGAAGGGTTGGCGTAAAAAAATAATGAAAAAACCCGGTCATATTTATAAAACACCACAACAACAACGTGATAAGGCATTAAGAGAAAAATTATTACAA